AATGAAAGTAACTTTTGTAAAGGTTGATTTTGCTTAGGTACCATTAAAACACCATTTTCAAAAACAATATGACCTAGTGTTGCTGTACCTTTTTGTTCATCCATAAATGGACTTTTCATATTGGTAGCATATCTAAGTTCTCTACTATATCCTTTCTCTTCATCAAACCACATTAAAGGTTTTCTTGAAGAGTGTCTTGAGTTTAGTCTAGTTGTTAAAGGTGATTGGCCATTTACTAAATGATAATACCTATCTTTTAACTCCCATGTATCTTTTTTTGCCACAGCTTTAGCTGGAGCTTTCTTTTCTTTTGTTTCCATAATATAATATAATATAATAATTAAAAAAGACCCCGCCAAAGCGGGATCTTATTATTGTTTTCTACGTCGCCGGAACTACTGGTTTCATAGTTGCACTAACAAGCGGAACGCTAAGTTGTGTCATTGGAGCAACGCCAGAAGCGCCGTTCATAACATCTACTGCATCCTGAACTTTATACAAGTCCGTTCCATCACTTTTCCAGTCGTTGTCACCGCCAGCAGATAAATCTACTCTTTTACCAGAAAGATAACTAATGATAATATCAGTACCATTACTCCATTTGATATCACCTATGCCATCAGCACTGATTAAATCAAAGCGAGATGTGAAATTATCACTTGAATCTCCTTTTTGAATTTTTATATATCCCATTTTTCTTATTTTTTAAATGTTAATTATTATATAGTTGACTTAAATAACACGAAGTTATTAGCAGCTTGTGTAACTAAACATCTTTCAGATAAGAAATTCACAGTCATTGCATCTAAATCAGAAGTGTAAGCACCTCCAACAGATCCAGTAACCCATGACTTCATTCTACGATCATCAGCTTCAGAAGCTCTATATCTTACGTGTAAGAAAGGTCTTCTAATGTTAGATCCTAAACTTTGATCATAAACAGTTGATGTTCCAGCTGGAATCATTACACCGTCAATATCTCCGATTAATCCTCTAGTTGAAAAGTCATTTAGATATTTCCAGTCAGTCTTATAAAAATCATAAGAACCTCTTCTAAATCCTGAAAATCCAAAATTCATTGCCATTTCAGCTTCGTTGTCAAAAAGACCGTAAGAAGCAGAAGCAGTAGAAGGAAATCCTCCACCAGCTTGAGCAGCAATCATATCATCAAAATCAAGAGCAGTAGCTCTAGATAAGAATAACATGTTTTCTTCAATAGCACCTTGAGTATCTAATTGTTTTAGGATAGTATCAAAATCACCTAAAGCACCAGATCCAGGAGCAGCAGCACCAGCGAAATCGTTATAAACGTTTCCTCTTGCTTCGATAGCAGCAAATAAACCTTCAGAACCAGGTCCATTTTCATCAGCAGCAGGATTGCCTAAACCTAAAGTAACCGCACCAGCAGCGCCATTATTAACAGCTTCAACCATAGACATTTCTAGGTAATCTTCAAATCTTAATCTTGTTTCAGACTCAGACTTTAAATACCATAAGTATCCATTTGTTCCATCTTCAGTAGCAACTTCTACCCAACCAATTTGAGCTGTATCAGAACCTGATACTTCAAACTTATCTCTTAAGATAATTGGTTTGTTAGAAAATTGTGTTAAAGTTGGCTCAATACTAGACATTGCAGAGTAACCGCTAACTCCATCAGCAGCACCAGAACCTTTAGCAAATTCAGAACCATATACAAATACTTTAACAACTGTACTAGCTAATGCTGTTGCAGCAGCTACACCGTAAGTGTCAAAAGTTACAGTAGAAATTCTTGGTGGCCCAGCAGTAAGCACTGGAGCTGCACTAACTCTAGCTTTTAATGTTGTTAATCCATCAGAAATAACTATTGTATTACCAGCTTTTATAGCGCAAGTTTTATTAGCTTCAAGTGGAACTGTCATTGACAGGCCATTAGCAGCTACAGTACAACCTTCGTAAGAAACGTGTAATCTATTTTGTTCAGACCAAATTACTTGATCAGATGTCATAGGCATTTCAGCGCCTACCATTCTCAAGAAACCACCTAAAGTTCGGTTTCCGTATCTTTCTACTTCTGCTTCGTAAAGCTCAGGTAGATATTGTTGTGCAAAGTTTCCACCAGTTGCATTGTCAAAACTCAAGTAATTTGACGCTAACGTCATTTGAGTTTGATGAGGCAAAAGTGATGGAGGAAATGCATTTGTTGGGTTTAATGTTGCAAAACTCATGTTTTATCTTTTATTTGTTTTTATTTATTCTTAATTTTAACTTTGAACTATCTACACCACTAATTGCTTTTACTTTCATACCTCCAATGAAAACATCTCCCGTAGACGTTGGTCTAAGTTCATTGTTTAAATTTTTGGATTTAGCCATTACATCTTTAACAGCGTCGGCTTTCCCTTGCTCGTAAAAATGATTAGCGATTGTATCCGCATTTTGTGCTGCAAAAATAGCTTTGTGATAACCTTTATAGTCTTTAACTTCCCCTTTATTATCTAAGAACTTCCCGATTAGGTTCGTAAGATCAGATTGATTACTAGCAACTGAGTCTACATCGTTAACACCGTATCTAAATTTCTTATCACTTAAATTGAACTCAAAACCTTTGAACTCTTGATTAAAGAAATTTTTAGTGGTTGATTTAAACTTATCATGTTGCTGTTTAACCATTTTTTGTTCTTCGTTGTGTCTATTGAAAAAGTCCATAGCTTTTTGTTGTTCCTGAGTAACGCCCGGTCTCAACTTGATCTCGTCGTAATATTTACTCTTGGTTTCTTCCAAAAAGTTAGTGGCTTTGGCAATTTCTTCTTTATAAGCGAGTTTTTTCTTTCTTATATCTCGCTCTTCATCCAAATCTTCATCATAATGAAAGTTATCTTCTAATAAGAAGTTAACCTCTTCTAAATCAAGATGTGGTTTAGTCTGTTTGTAATACTCTCTTAATAAAGTATCTTTATCTACATTTGAATAATCAGCGTTTAATCTAACGTAATCTTCAACTGTTCCACCTGTATCTTCCATAAAATTAACCAGTTTCTCTATGTTTTCTGGTAGTTTTATTTCTGGTTGTGTTTCAACAACATCTTCAATCACAGGTTCTTTTACTTCTTCAGTAACTTCTTCTTCAGTAATTTCAGATATAGGAGATGTAGTTTCTTCTTTTGCTTCAACTACTTCTTCTTTTATCTCTTCTTTAACTACAGGTTCTTCTTTAATAACTACTTTATCTACAGGTTTTTCTTCTTTAATCTCTTCTTTTTTAGATAAATCTATTTTAGATTTTGTAGCTTTTTTATTAGTAAGTTTTTTCATTTTAGGTTTCTTAACCTTAAACTCACCTTGTTCTAATTCCCCTTTAGGGTTTTCTTTTATTTCTTCTGACATAATATAATATAATAGTTAATATAAAATTATTTAGGGCCAAACTGCTCTAAACCAAAACCGCCCATTGTATCATTACCTGCGGATTCAAAGTTTTTAGGTAATAAATCATTTTTTCTTTGATCAATAAGCTCAGACTGTTGCGTTGCTTGCATTTCTGTTCTTTGATCTTTTCTATTCTCTTTTACGTCTTCGTTCTGTTGCTTTGCTTTTGCTTGTGCTTGAGTTAACTGCATATTGTAGTTAAATTCAATCTCCATCAACTGCTGCTTGATCTGAGCTTCTCTTTCCATTTTCTGAATAGAAAACTGAGACTTAGCTTGTTCGTAGTTTATATTTTGCTCTGCTATAACTTGTTGTTTTTGAGCTTCAGCTAATGATATTTGTTCAGCTGCTTGAGCATTAGCCTGCGCTTGTGCTTGCATATTCTCTTGCTGCATTTGCTGATCTTTAGCTTGTTTATCTTTACGCCTTTTCTTTAACATTTGATTAGCAAGTTTTAAATTATTAACTTGCCTAATATCTATAGCATCTTCAAGATCTATTTGACCACCTTTTAAAGCTATTTGAATATTTTGTTCTAGTATCTGCTTTTCTTCTTCATCAGGTTCTAACTCTAAGAATATACCAAAGTCATGAATATTAACTTTAGATAATTCTTGTAGAGTAGCTACGTTATATCTTGATATACTAGACATTAATGTTTGTTTGGTAAGTGGAAAAGCTAAAGCATCAGCTATTCTTAAAGATATATTCTCACAAGATCTTAACGTTAAGTATAAACTAGCTTGTAATATGTGTCTAGTTGCTACATTAGAGTTAGCAGCTGCTAGTTTTTGTAAACCAACTAATGACTGCTTGTCAGGTAAAGTACCATCTCTAGCTTCATTAAGCCCCGTCACATCTCTTATCATCTTAAGATAATACTCGTAAGTTTGTATTAAAGACTGTATTTTAGCACCGCCAGAACTTGATTGTAATTCTTGCACTGGTATTTTACCAGGGTTCATACCACCATCTTGAGTCATGGATCTACCTATTACAGAACCTGTTTGAAAATACATATTTAAAGCTTCTGCTGGGTTATAGTTAGTTCCATTACCTAAATCAACCTCTGCTAAACCATCCATATCTAAATAAACACCGTCAGGTACTACTCTAGACATTACTTGTTGTAATTTTAAATGAGTTAATTGAATCATATCAGCAAAACCTGTAATACGAGATACTATAGACTCTATTCTACCTTTGTACATTCTAGGAGCAACTATATTATAATTCATATTAACCTTAACAGTATCAGACATAGGTCTAGTCATATTCTCAGCTAATTCCCATTTTAACATTTTATTGTGTCCTAGTATTTTAGCTCCAGAGTAAAGAACTTCAATAGATCTAAATGCTTTTTTAAAACCATCAGTTTCTGCAGGTGGATTAAATGAATCAGTTTTTTCAATAGCTTTTTCTAAACCATTTGCTGTTTCTTTAATTTTAAATACTTGATTAGCAAAAGTTTTATATTCAAAATATAATACTTGAATTGTATTGTCGTCGTATCTACCGCTCCAGTTTCTAGTATAGTTTTGATTACCTGGATATTTTTGTATTTCTTTAAGTTCTTCTGGCGTTAAGTAAGGAAATTGCTTTTTAAGCTCTGGCATACTTATAGACTTTACTTCACCAACGTAGTATAAGTCTTCAAAATTAGGATCTTCACTATATGAATAAACTAAACTAGCTGGATCAACATAATCTAAAGTAACACCTTCAGATCTATTAAAGCTAGTTTTAACAGATGATATACCTAAAACAGTTAAATCATAATTTAATCTTCTTCTTATTAAATCATACTTATTATTAGCTAAAACATTGTTTATAACCTCTTCCTCTGCTACTTCTATAGATTCTTTATAACTCATTTGCATGTGAAGTTGTATATCTTCTTCACTTTCCATGTTTTTAGCTATACCTTTAGATGCTGATATATCTAAACCTGTCATATCTTGAAGCTTAGCTAAAAGCTCCTTTTGCATTATATCTTTTTGTAATCTCTCTGCGTAATCTGTTCTTTTCTTTAATGACTCAGGATCTTGAGCGTAAGCTTTAATTTCGTAATTTCTTTGTGACATGCCGTTTACAACTATGTCAACAAATTTAGGTATAACTGGTACAGGTTTCCAGTCTAAG